GCTAGGCAGCTCGGTCAAGGCCGAGCTTTTCAACAATATTGGAGTATAGGCTTAGGCTGGGAGATGTCGCATTTAGCGCTGGCCTGAGTCTTCGGATGTAATACGCCTCAACTGCTGGGGCATGGATCTTTGGAACCTCCATGTACACGTGTGAAGTCCACCTCATCCGATTCCGTTTGTGTTGCTCGAATCGGTCCCAAAAGTTATGGGTCTGCCCAACATAGATGCACGCGTCTCCATCAAATAGGAAATACACTCCCTCTGCACATGGAATGCTTCCCGTGGTGCGCGCCGCCCATATCTCTGCGTCACTGAAGTGAAAGCATGAGGCATAATGCTTCAGCCAGTCACGCGGGGTCTTGTATTGGCTATCTGCTCCTTGCCACGTAAAATGCCTGTGAACGTCTTGGCATAGCTGTCGAACAGGCTGGCGGCATCGCTCGTACTCGTAGATGGCATCCCAATCTTCGTTTCCGCATTCAATTTTTTCTGCCATTTTTTTGCCAACGCCTTCCCTAACGTCTTGAAATATTAGGGTTAACGTTACCGGTCACCGGCACCATTGTCAAGTCCTTAACTTCTCTTTCCCTCACTTAGTATTTGATTTCTAAGGCAAAGCGACACCGCTGGCTTGATGCCTTTCGCTTTCTCATGCTTTGTTTCTGATACCATTTGCCAAAAATTACCAAAAGGATTGGCAAAAATGGCAGCGCCTAAGAAGGAAGGCAGCGTATGGCGACATCGCATTATGGTCAAGGGCAAGCGAGTCTCTGGAACTTTCACCACGAAGGCCGCCGCCCTGGCTTGGGAAGCTGAGCAACGGATACAGATCGTAGAGGGAGATAGCAGCGGGAACGGCAAAACGCTGCGGGACGCGTTGGAAAAGTACGAGCTAGAGGTGTCAAAGAAGAAGCGCAGCTATGCAAACGAAGCGAAGCGCATTGCCTTCTTCTGCGCAACTGATCTGGCCGACAAGAAGGTTGCGGAGGTCAAGCCAGCCGACGTAGCAGCCTGGCGTGATAGCCGGTTGCGTAAGGTCAAAAGCTCATCGGTGAACCGGGATATGAACCTGCTTTCGCATGTCTTCACGGTGGCAAAGCGCGAGTGGGGATGGATCAAGGATGTGCCGACAAAGGATGTTGAGCGTCCTAAAGATCCACCGCATCGTGATCGTCGCATCAGCGAGGAAGAGATTGACCTCATCTGTCTTCAGCTTGGGTGGGACCGCAAAATTCCCGGCGAGCCTGTGACGAAGCAACACCGTGTCGCCCTTGCCTTCCTTTTTGCCATCGAAACAGCAATGCGGGCTGGCGAAATTTGCTCACTTAAGAAGGGCGATGTACAGGGCCGAGTAGCTCGCCTGCATATGACGAAGAATGGCCGCCCGCGTGATGTCCCACTGTCGCCACAGGCCTTAGCCATATGGAAGCTGGTCCCTGGAGGGTTTGACTTGTCATCTGCCATCCTCGATGCTCTATTCCGTAAAGCCAGGAAGAACGCGGGCATTGAAGGACTTACCTTCCACGATACGCGCCATGAAGCTATCACGCGCCTCGCTCAGAAGTTGGACGTGCTTGACTTGGCTCGAATGGTCGGACATACGAATATCAACCAGCTCCGCACGTATTACAATGCGACAGCTGAAGATATCGCGGCGCGGCTGAGCTGAGCTACTTTTGCCGCTTCCGGCACTGCTCCCGCTCGGCTCGGTCCTTGATCTTGGCTTCCTCAACCGATTGCCATTGCATATTCCCAGCCTCATCAGCACCGCCGGCACATAGGGGGATGATGTGATCGACCACGTAGCCAGGACAGCGCCTCTCGGGCTTCTCGGTTGCTGGGCACGGTACGGCAGCGCGGAAGATGCGAACGGCTTTCGGATCGCGTTTGATGCGCTCACCCGCGTGAGCAGGAAGTGCGAGGATGAGGAGGCAGATGAGTAATCTCATCCGCCAAGTGTACACTTCACCCGGCATGCGAACCGTGCTGGGTTTAAGGTTTGGCGACCGTATGGCTAGACGTTGGCGAACTTATGTCCAGCTTTGGGCCCAATGTTCCTCGTGCTCCTGAACCACCCGCCACACTTGCAGCACTGGAACCGCTGGTAGCTGCATGATCCAGTATGTGCCACGCCCCGGCGTTGAAATGTCTCGCTACCGCACTTCGGGCAAATCTCGGCATTATCAGGATTGTGCAGTCCAGCATTCGGCAGGGTGCGAATCCATGGGCGCAGCTTATTGAACAGCTTTTCTAGCAGCCGCACGTCCTGGACGTTATAAGTACACATGCGCCGCCATGCATCCTCGTCGTTCGCCATGCACTTAACCCATAGGTCGTGCCCCTCATGCGCGACCTTAGACCCGAGCCCGAGTTGCTGGGCCACATAGTCAAGCTTGTTCATAGGGAAACGGAAGCGCTGTTTGACCACACGGAGCAGGTCGACAGACTTGGAAGGCGGTGGCGGCTGCAGGCCCGCCATGAGGATTTCTTTGTTCAGGGTCGGCAGGTCAAACTTGTTGCCGTTGTAGGTGCAGATTGCATCGGCTTCGGACATCAGGTCATGGATTTCGCGGACCATCCGCCCCGCCCCTTTGCGGAGTGAGCCAAAATACACCTCCGGCTCACCTAGCCACTTGGCCGCCCAGCAGAGCATGTAGCCGGGCTCTATCATCTGGTTCATGCCTACGTTCTGCTGCCAGCAACCCCAAACGTGGGCAAGATGGGGAGCTGTTTCGATGTCTAGCAGTAGGATCTTCAAGCGCTCTCCTTAGGCTACGTTCTTCACTTTTTCGATAGTCCTGAGCCCACCTAAGCCCAGCATGCCGAGCAGGATTGTGCTCATCTCCGTGAAATCGAACACCGGCAGCGTGATTGGATGCCCTGCCCACTGTGACAGCACGAAGGCAGCAGGGCCGCCGATGAACTTGAAGGCAAACGCCGCGCCGCAGATCCAGCCAATCGCCGGGCGCCAGCCCGATACGAACAGAGACGAGTTAGCCGCCTCAACCTTGTTCACGTCGATCTGGCCGGTAGCAAGCTGTAGATCGGCATTCAGTTGGGCCAGTTCGCCGGATTGGGCTAGCTTGAGAACCTCAAGCTTGGCGTCTGCTGCCACCTTTGGGTCAGGCAAAACACGGTCGAGCAGCGACGTAAAGACGGGAATCAGTGCAGCGAGCATTAGCCCTCCTTGATGGCTTGCGCCAGACGTTTAGCGCGGTCGCCTACTTGACCGGCCCATTTGCTATTCAAGAACTCGGCCGCAGAGGCGTCCCATCGGCCAGCTTCCAGCAGAGCCAGCGCGTTCTTGAAGCCGAGTAGACGAGGCACGCCCATGTTGAAGGCCATGTTCAGCAACGCGTCCTGGCGGTTGTCGCTCATCTTCGACCACCACGGCAGCGCGCGGTCTAGCTCTCGGATCGTGCCACGTACGTCGTTATTGCAGAGCATGTACGCTTCTGCTCCAGAGATACCGTTATCGGTAAGGTTCCGCCCAATGCCGATGGTCAGCTTTCCAATCAGCCGATCACCGGGGCGCAGCTCCTTGCCGGTAGCGTCATCGTAGGGCTTGAGGCGCAAAGCCTCGTCTGCCTGTAGCTGGCCCGTCACGTGTTCAAGGTTCATTCGCCACCCCGCTTCTTTCGCAGGTAGTCGCGCATCTGCAGGCAAAGCCAGATGATGGACAACATCGAGGCAACGAAGGCCGCTATAGGCTGGAGCAGGCCGCAAATCGATGCTGCCGCTGCAGTGTAGGCAGCAGCATCGGTTACGGTCTTAACATGGTCTACCATCGTAGGCCTCTCGGTTAGTGGTTTCATATGAGGAAACCCATGGGTTGCTAATAAATCAGTGCTACACTGGCAAGATGAACGATAACGTCGTCCGTGCAGCCGCCTCCGCCTTGGGGGTCGGCTTATACGGCTTACTGATTGAGTACACCAAGGCCAAACTGCGCGCCCGCCGGGACAAGGTAGGGTGCGGTCTTCCTGAGGAGTTCGGCAGATGGCTGGGCAAGAGCTGGGCGCGAACTCGCCGCGCCTACCAGCGCACGTTGCAGCGGTGATGTGTAGAGTGCTGCGCCGCCGAGTAATGCAGCCGGAATCGCCGGGTTGACCATGCCAGTACCAAGGGCGCCCGCACCGTACATCAAGCGCTGAGCCGTACCGCTATCGGGAACCTTGTTACCAAGGACGGATTGGCCGGCGTTGCCGAGATCCTGCAGGAGAGCTGTACCGCGCGAGACAGCACGTTTGCGCACGCTTCGGTCCGCAGCCTGGACAGCCATATTGAGTTGGCCTGGCGTGAATACGCCTTCAGCATTCTTAGCGGACTTTGCCGCGCCCTCGACGCGTACCAGATTAGCCCAAGCTGCATCTGCTGCCTGCAGCTTGCCTGCGACATCAGGATTCGTTCGTAACATCTGCTGTTTAAGCAGCGCCTGAAGCTGAGTCACGGCATCGCCTAGCTCCTGTTCGCTTGCTACGGATGATTTGCCATAACGCGAAGCTAAGTTACCAAGTTCGCTGTCGATGGCCTTGTAGTCTTCAGGAAGGATCGACTTGTTAGGCGAAACCTTGCGCATCAGGGTTTCATTGACGGCATTGTTGAATTTCGCCTTCATCGTGCTCGTCAGACCCTGCGCCATTCCACGTAGCTGCAACAGGTCTCGATTAAACTGGCCGTCCAGTTTGACACCTGAAATTTGGCTAAGCGCGTCGTCGTATGCCTTGGAGATCGTGTCGCCAGCTTCGCGTACGCCGGCCTGACCGATGCTATCGACCTCAGCGCCAACTTTGCCGGTGGCTCGATTGATCGCCGCACGGTTGAATTGCTCCATTGAGCGCTTCCGTGCGTTTACAATGGCGTCACCGACCAGAGGCACACTCTGCAGCTTTTCTTCAAGCGCATTCCAGCGACCGCCCAAAGCCTGGCCGATGGTGGGCTGCACACCCTCATCCTTCAGGAGTTGCAAACTAGCGTTTGTCGATGCCCTAGGGCTGGCGATGCGAGCCACGCCACCGATGGCCGCAGGAAGTGCGCCGCCAACTGCGGCGCCAGTTGCAACCTGCTTACCCTTCTCGGACCAGAAATCACCCGACGCGACAGGGTTAAGCAAGCTCGACACCGCGCCACTTCCAGCGCCCGCTGCTACCCTCTCCGCTAGCGTTACAGCTGCAGGGGCGCGCGCCGCCAGTGCCAGGTTTGCAGGGGACGCTACATTACCGAGCACTCGATAGCCGTCGAAGCCGCTTTCGCCAGACGCTGCCCGGCGTGCTTGATATGCCGCTTCGTCTTGGCGTACTTGCTGGTCAACGCCGCCCTCAGGGAGACGAGCAACTAGGCCAGTCTTATCGGCAAGCCAGTTGTTCAGCTTGTTGCCAGCGTCGACCATGCCGGTTGGCAGCGCTTTAGTCAGCAGTTGCGCGCCACCGTTGATCGGGTCCATCAGGCCATGTCCGAATTTCTCCATCCGGCTAACTGGAGCGGCCTTGCCGGTGATGAGCGAAGCAAGGTTGCGCTCTCCGCCGGAAGACACGGGTTGCGCCGCAAGGCCCAACTCCGCAGATAGATCGCGCCCGCCAGCCTTCGCTGGCTGAGGAGCATCACCGAACAGTTCGGCGCTAAGGTCGCGTCCTGGCATTACTGACCTCCAATCACATAACCTTTGTCATGAGCAGCTGCCGTTACTTCCGCAGTCGTCTTGCCACTCCTGCGCGCGGTTTCGGCAATATCAGAAAGGCTGATGTATTTTTTGCCCGCATTGCGCGCAGCAATTTCTTTAATCGTTTCGATTGCGGCCCGTTTGTCCGCCACTGGAACAGTTGGGTCGCCAATTTGACCGGCCATCTGGCGGTACATGGCCACATCTTTGTCCGACTGAGGGCCGCTCATCTTCGGCATCTTGGAGACAAGATTGCCTTCTAGGGCTTTGAGCTTGGCCGCATCCTGACTGCCAGCGGTGCTTGATCCGAACAGGCGCGCAGCTTGGTCAACAGCGACGCCGCCATAGCTGCCAGTCGCGGTTTTGATCAGCGGTTCTGCCTGATTGAGGATGGACAAGACATCAGAGGCATCCTGCACCTTTTGCTTATCGCCGGATTTAACGAAGCCAGCAGCAGGCACGAAGCCGCCTTGCGGAGCACTTGCACTCGGGGCGTAGATGAAGCCGCCAGCATCGGCACTGAACGTCGGCTTGCCAGCCTGCGACTTATCGAATGCGAGGCGATCACGCTGAACGCCAACCGTAGCCGCCGTATTCGGATCTATGGTATTGGCGTAACTCGCTAGTGCGCGCCCGGTGCGGTCACCTGCAAGGACAGTCTTCCCGCCCGTGCTGACCTGCATCAGCTTTTCCGCCACATCGGCATCGACTGGCGCAGCGCTGCTGCCGTCCTTGAAGTACGGCTTGAGCATGACGCGATCCCCAACCCGCACTTCCTTCCACTCGGCTTCCGGCATGAACTTGAGTGCCGAGGCTTCGACCGCCGCCGCCTGCGTAGGAAAGCCCGCATTGCGTAAGTCTTCGGCCTCGGACAATCGTTGCTGGTAGATTCGCATGTTGCCGCTAACCGCTGACTGTGCCGGCGCTTGCGTGGCGGGCTGCGCTTGCGGACTCATTGCCCCCATAAACGAGGAATTCTCTGATTGCGGGGCCGGCATTGGCAATGCGCCACCAATGCCACGCTTCTGATAGAACTCCCGCAAGCGCGCGCCTTCTGCGCGAGTCAACTCCTGATTCTTCAGGTCGCTTTCCATGTCCTGCAGGCGAAGGTTATTGATCTTCAGATTCTGGCCGTAAGCCTGATTCAACAGCGCCTGTCGCTGGCCATCCTGATATCCGCCTACGCCCGCAGCAGCGACTTGACCGAGCGAACGCGGCATGAGCGATGGACCAGATGCGTTGAGGATGCCCGCAGCAGCAGCGAGCAGGCCTTGAGTTTGCGGATTATCACCGCCGAATAGGTCGAGTAGTCCCGGCATGATTTTCCTTTACAGAGAACTTCCCAGGCCAAAGGATTTAAAGAGGCTGTCGCCGACTTTTCCGTCGAACAGGCCGGAGATTGCGCTGTTGATGCCACTGCCATTGCTTCCGCCAGTGAGCATGCCGCCCATCAGAGCGCCGCCAAGAGCATTGCCTGCTTGGTTCTGATACAGCGGCTGCGAGCTGGTCGAGGACGAGTTGGCACCGAGGTACGGAGCCAGCAGGCCATTCACCTGCGTTGCGCGGTTGATGCCGTAGTTGTCCGCGTTCGTTGCCGTGCCATAAGCGAGGCCATTCAGGCCACTCAGCAATCCGGCGCCACCCAGTGCGGCAGAATTATTCAGCTGGTTCTGCTGCATCTGCAACCCGGCGTTGAACTGGTTGGCGTTCTGCACCTGGGACGCGGCGAACTGGCTGGCGTTGTTGCCGGCCTGCTGGTTGGCGAACTGCGATGCCTGGCCGAGCGCCGCATTCTGACCTGCAACACCGTACTGCTGGGCGCCGAGGCCCTGCGTTGCCGCCAATGCGCGGTCCTGGCCCTGCTGGTATGCCTGCGCCTGCTGAGCGGTCGTGTTCGCGCTGTTCGCCATGCCGAGGGTCGTGTTCGAGTCGGTGAGCTGCTTCGTGAAGTCGCTGATCGCGTTGCCTTCGGCCACACCCTGGCGCGAACCGCCGTATTGGCCCGCGAGCACGCTGTTGCTGCGGATGCCCGGCATCACGTTGCGCAACAGGTTGTCCGTCATGTTGGACTGGTTCTTCTGGAACGACTGGTTCGTCAGGTTGACCGCGCTTTGCAGTGACTTGTCGAGCGCGGCCGTGTTGCCGCCGCTCAGCAGGTTCTGGTAGGAACCGGTCAGGTCGATATTGTTCTGCTTCGGCGCGTCTACTCCCACGTACTTATTCCACAGCACGTCGGGGACGCCGACGCCGCCGCCTGCGTTCGGGGCGGCCTTCCCATCCATCAGGCCAGTAGCAGCATTTCGGATCGCCCCCATATCGGACGAGCCATAGTTGCTTAGGTAGTCACCGGCAGTCTTGCCGTAGCCCTGCAGGGCCTGCGATTGCGGCTGGTCCAGGTAGGACTGGTACTTACCGATCAGACCCTGCGAGCCGTTCTTGCCCCACAACGTAGCGTCCATGCGTGGGTCGATCTGCTGCTGGCTCGTGGCGGTAAGAGATTTAGGTTGGCCGCTGCCACCGAGAAGGCCGCCGACCGCACCGCCAATTGCGCCACCGATACCGGGGGCGATGATGTTGCCGACGATGGGCGCCGCAATTCCTGCAAGGCTACTCAAAAGTCCCATTTGGGTTCCTTTCCTGTTAGCTATATTTTATTCGATAACTCAGCAGTAAAGCCGAATTTGCTGCGGTTAATTTACATATAGACCGTCTAACCGAGATATCGCCACGCGGTTCCGTCGTATCTATACAAACCCGCGCCGCTGCCTGGATTCCACTGGGTTCCGTCCGCGTATCGCCTCATCCCCTGGCGAGGCTTTGGCGGAGGCGCGTACACCACAGGATCGAAACCTTCGGCAAGTGCGTCATAAGCGGCCTTGATTTTGTTTACCTCCTCCTGCAGCCATCGCGGAAGTTGCGCCGGGTCGCTCGGTGGAGATGAAGGCTGGTAGGCGAATGTGCTGCTGTTGGTTGGGCGCATGCTTAGTACTCCCCTGCGTCTTCAACAACCATATCGAAGCTGTCCAGACGCCACGAGAATGCGGTCCCGGTCTGGAAGCGAATGGCTAGGTAGCGGCCCGATACGAAGCCGTCGCAGCGCAGAGTCGAGCCAATGGTGTAGGTCATCGGGTCCAGCCATACAGGATCGTCGCCGGGATTTTCAGACCACCCGAGCCGCACTAGCACTGTGCCGCCCTGGTTGCCGGTGATGCGCGGTACCACGCCCGTAATCATCTTGATGCGCTCCGGCGCGTCGAAGTGCAGGCCCGTGCGCTCCAGGTAGGCGTCCGGCAGCGCGCCATCGAACGATGCCGAGGCGTCGAGCAGGTAGAGCTTGTTGTCTGCGCTGCCCATCATCACGCGCGTGCGGTCTGGGGTGAAGTCAGGGCCGTTCCACGCGGTCAGGTCGGAATCCCACGGCGCCGAGTCTTGCGACCACGATCCAGAAAGGCTGTTGTCCACCGGGCCGAATGCCGCGTGCGTGACGTTCGGAAGGCTGCGGAAGCTCACCGTGCCATCGACGTAGTTGTAGACCAGCGCCGTGTCGCACCAGGTCGCGCCGATGCTCGGGTAGCAAACCATGATCTCGTTCAGGAACGGGTTCTTGACGCAGAACGCTAGGCCCTTGTTGGCCGTGTCCAGGTTCTGGAAGAAGTACCGGCGCGCCTTCTTGTCCAGCACCGATTGCGCACTGAAGCCGTCATGGATCACGATGTCGGAGCCGGTCACCGCCAGATGCGCAGTACCGAAGCC